CATTGGTTAAAATTATCTGTCCGTTGTTTCTTAAGGTCATTACTGTTCCGTCTGGAACTACAGCAGCCAATCCAGCACTGGTTGATCCTACACCTGCAGTAAGATTGAGTCGGACCACTCCAGTTGGGAACGTATCTGATTGTGTCACAGCAGTGACAGGATAACGGAACAATACCGGTGTACCTGAAATCACATGATGTATTTCTAATTCACTGCCACCTAGTGGAACGTAGTCATAGGCATAGACGAAAATGATCAAACCAGTCGCGGTATTAGCGAACGACGCACTTGGAAAGTAACATTTTACTTTCTGTGAAAAATCTTCATATACATCTGTAGGAGTTGGAACCTCTAAAGGATCAGCACCTTCTGCTACTAGAGCATATACACCGTGAGCACTGGATCCTGCAATCGATCTAATCTGTGCACCGTTTAGTGAATAGTACGAAATATAGCAATAGTAGGTAAACATTGACACAGCTTCGACTAAGCCACCGTTGGTAGCTAAGATTCCGTAGCCCATGTCGTTGATCTGTGTGTAGTCGTTGCCTAACATTGATCTATTGCCAGGCATTAATAATTCGTAGGTTCTTTGATAGCTGATAGTACCTGTACCGCCTGCGGTTGTGTTTACCGCAGTAATAGAACCAAATGTTGCTGTGACTTTAAAGGTATTGTTGGTCAATCCATCAGCTAACACATAATATTCAGCAGTAGCTGAGATTCCTGCGGGTAGCGTACCTGTGCTGGAGAATGTCAGTATAGCACCTGCCTGCAATCTATGATCAGATCGTGTGATCACAGCAGGTGATGCTGTGCTGATAGTACAGGTCTGAGCACCGGCTGTACTTAAGAATGGATTGGTCTCGTCCAACACAAATGTAGCTGTTGATCCTGCAGTATTATAAACATAATCCCTAACATAGTTTACTCTAAAAACTGTGTCATCTACCAGGAAGCTGGCTGGCAGTTGTGGAAATCGATCTAGCCCAGTGATACTTAATCTAGTACCAGTGGTAATACCAGCACCAGTTATTGTACTAGCATGTTTCCATTGTAGATTACCTGAGAAACCATCAACAAACATACCGCCGGCAAATGTTTGAGCATCAATACTCTTAGAGAATGACGCACATTCTTGAGCGTACGGAGATTTAGCTAATATCTGTCCTGTAGGATCAAGGGTCAACATGAATCCACCGTGACCTTGACAGCTAATAGCCTGCCAACGTACAGCATCATTGGCTAGAAACACATCCATCTGATCATTTTCTTTAGGATAGTTTACACTGCCGCTGCCATCCATAACATCTTTTAGTGCAGAGATCAACGCATTGATCACAGTGGATGACCCAGCTTCTGCTGTAAAAGCAGGATCAATAATTTGGGAAAAAATAGTTTGGTTGACTGTGATCACAGTGTTGGCTATCACAGAAGTTATCAGTGTGTTTAATCTAGTAATAGCAGCAAGCGTCTGAGATAGCTGCGCCCCAATGGCGATCAATCCGCTGGCATTTTGATAATATTTTAAACCTGCTGAGATAGTTCTATTGTATTCTCCATACTTTAGATCGAATACCAACGAATCAACGATCAATCCTACATCTCTTTTGCACACAGCAGCATCATATTCAAATGCAGTAGTGAATGGCGCAATGTTGTTAGCGATCTGATAATCGATCCAGGCTATGACTTCGTTCTGTAAAAATTGTCTATTTAGATCAATCAGTGCTGCTGCAGATGTATAGGCACCTTTGTTATCAACCTTTGGGTAAACTGGTTGGGAACTATCTTGCAGATAATGATAACCATACAGTCTATTTGCTGTGGTCAATCCATCGATAGTTAGATCTCTACGGAATTTAATAAAAGCCCAAGGACTTGAACTAGTGCCACTTCTTGGTCTTATGATTATACGTCTAAATTCATCACCCACGATAGAACAATTTTGCGGAAGTTTAAGAGGATAATTCTCTTCATAGATACCACTTTCTACCAAGATACTGACATGGATGTTTTTGGTAACATCACCATAGGATATTACTTCACCAACCTGGAAAGCACCGTACTTGATATCGACATCAAATAATTCGTTACCTGCACTGTCTAAAGATCCGTCGTGTTGTAGGATCTGAGCCAATGCTCCTGAAGTTTCTCCGAATAAAAATAGACCTTCTCTGATATCTCGACCACGAATCGCTTCTGGAGTGTTAGTTAATACATCTCCAGTGAAATCAGTTCTAAAGAAATCTGTTCTAATGGCGAATCTTGGTAGATCAACAGTCAGTGTTGGAATAGACGTAAAGCCGCTGCCCGGATCTGTGATAGTGATCCCAGTTACAACCCCGCCAGTAACAAATGCTGTACCGAATGCACCTGCGCCACTGCCACCGACAATTCTCACAGAAACTAAACTGTAACCACTACCACCGCTGATAATTGAAACAGAATTTACCTTATAGGTTAAATCAAAGGTTGCGCCGGTACCTATGGCTCCAATCGCCACAGGAGCAGCTGATGTTATGATAGTAGTAGCCACAGCCACGGAACCCGGTAATGCACTATATGAACCTGTAGAAACAATTCTAAAAGTAGAAATAGCACCAGGTGTTGTAAGAGTGGTTAATATTTCAATGGTCGCTGCTCCGCCACCTGATGCAATGGTTCCGCCGCTGAGAACTAATATATCGCCGGGAAAATAGTTAGTACCAACACCCGCAATAGTTGCGGTAGATAGACTCATTCTCACGGCACCGCTGAATCCTGTACCTGAAGAAGGAGATGCAAAAGGAGCCAATGCTAATGTACATTCACCAGCACGATTGTTAAATGTTAATACCTTTTTATAAGGTCCGATCTCTTGACGTGCTTCTAGAACTAATTCTTCTGCTCGACGACATGCTGCTTCGATGGTTCTGTAGGCATAGGCCAATGCACGACCTTGGAATTCTCTTGCAAGTCCAGGTCTTTCATCTTGACCGCTAAGAGCCACAAACAAATTACTCACACTACCGAATGATGCATTATCAACATATGATTTGGTGGCAGCTATCAATCCGTCATATAAAATATCATCGTCGGGTTCTGGTGACCTCGATAATATCAGTGGACCAGTCATGGTGCCAAAACTTGTACTGGTCAAATTAGTAGCTGGATCTACAGCATTAACACCAGCCTTGGATATTTTAGTATCAGCGTAGGCTTTGTTTACAGCTTCACCGGGAGTGATTGGAGTAGTAAGATCGTTGATTCTATATTGACTGCCTCCGAAAAGAGCACTTAGATTACCACCTAATCTTGGATTTGGATCTCCCGAAATTTCTGCAAATTCAGAAATAACTCGTATCTCTGAGTTGTTGGTAGTAAAGTCCAGTGCGATACCTGTACCAGCCACTAGACGTTTAAATGCAATTCCGGATTCTGTGTTGTTAATTGTTAGTAGTGGAGTGTTGCCTGTTGCATCATTCAGTCCAATATAGGAACTAGGAGTGTCATCAAGACCGATAAATGTTAATTTTTCACCCAGTCCTAGTGAACTGTACAGTTCTCTGAAGTTGTCGTTGACCTTTCGGAACGAATCACGTATACTATCACCGGTGCCGTCATTACCGACAACACCTACATCAATTACTTTTCTCGCCATGGCTGATCCTAAGAATAAAACTTTCTCTAGTATTTAGCCCAATATTTTAAAAGCCTAATGTAAATACTTGATGTTTCTAACGACTAAAAGACAGAAAAACAACTATTCTAGAACCAGCAAACTAGGTGTAACACACAATTATGAACGTATAAAAACCATAGCTGTGTTTCGTTGTGATAATTGTGATGCAGAATTTGAAAGAGATATACGAAAAGTTGATCGTAAGAGATTAAGCAATAATTACTTTCATGTTTGTGAAAATTGTGATGCTAAAAGATTTGCTCAACGTAAAGGAGTAGAGCAGAAGAAAATTTGGGATATGCCGGCTAGTACTAATTTACCCGTAGGCAAGTACTAAACTGTAAAGGATTCCCCACACCCGCATCGTGCTTTTTCTTGCGGATTCTTGAAATCAAAGCCTTCATTGAGCCCATTGCGAACCCAATCTATTTCAACTCCATCTACATAAACCAGACTTTTAGGATCTACAAATACATGTACACTGCGGCTGACAAAGCTCATGTCTTCCGGCAGGGGTACATCTACGTATTCCATAACGTAAGAAAGTCCAGAGCATCCAGTAGTTTTAACGGCTACACGGATGCCTAGTCCTTTTCCCCTACGCTCTAGCTGGGTTTTAACTTTTTCAGCGGCTAGTTCAGTTAACGAGATCATGTTTGGTTTGGTAGTCCTTTATCGCTGCTTTAATCGCATCTTCTGCAAGAATCGAGCAGTGAATTTTAACGGGCGGTAACGCCAGTTCTGTAGCGATATCTGCGTTCTTGATAGTACCTGCCTGGTCAAGTGTCTTGCCCTTGAGCCATTCTGTACAGAGACTAGAGCTAGCAATAGCACTGCCGCAACCATAGGTCTTAAACTTCGCATCTTCTATAATGCCTTCTTCGTTGACTTTGATCTGCAATTTCATGACATCACCACATGCAGGAGCACCAACCATACCGGTACCCACAGTGGGATCGTCTTTGGCAAATGAACCCACATTACGAGGATTCTCGTAATGATCGATCACTTTGTCCGAATATGCCATTTTACTTTTTCTTCCTAATTACACGTCTAGCAGTGGCTTTGATAGATCTTGGATGATGTGCTTTGAATTTAGCCATGATTAGATCTTACCTCTGCGACGAAGTGCTCTGCGAGCTGCTGCTTTTGGTGAATTGTTTTTTGCACGATATGCCATTTTAAATTATCCTTTCTTAAAAAATCCTAATACTTTTGCTTGAATTCCTTTGGCAAATTCAGGTTGTGGAAAATTCCACCCTACAAATGCTCCTAGTGCTAACCAAAATAATGTTTCTAACATAGTCATTCTCCTTGTAGTCTAATGTTGACGGTTTCCCAATCAACGATTCGCCAAATGTTCTGTAGATATTTGGCTTTGTCCTGTTGATAATCAAGGGCCCATGCATGCTCCCACCAATCGATCAACAGTGCAATCTTCATATTCTTTTTGTATTCGTGATTGCGAATAGTTCGGATTTCACCCGACTTATCCATATATATCCAACCGCTGCCTTGTATTGACATAGCAGTTTTTTCAAACTCTTCTTTAAATTTATCAAAACTACCGTATTTGGAATCTATGAGATCTAGACTAAGTCCTTGAGGCTTATTAGCAGCTCTGGGCGGAGTGAGATTTGAAAACCAAATGTTGTGCAGCATTCCCCCACCGTAGTTGAAATCTGCATCACCTTCCCCGGCATTATAACGATCAAAATACTTGCTGGCCAAGCCATCAAAGTGATAGTTTATGGTAGCTTCACTCATAACAGGTTCTAGAGCATCTTTGGGGAATTTCAGCTTGTCCTGCCGAATTTCTCGATTGTCTTTGGTTTCTGTTAAACTTCTAATAAAATGTAGCGTCATGATAATATTTATAGTAAATAAAGCATAGGAGAAAATATCATGCTAGAATTTTTCAAGAAACTCTTTGGACGTGCAGATGTTAACAAAGACGGTAAAGTAGATGCTGCTGATGCCAAAGTTGTAGTTGAAGTAGCCAAGGAAGAAGTTAAAGTGGTTGCTGAAAAAGCTAAAACTGTCGCAAAAAAAGTAGTATCCAAAGCTAAATCTGCTACAAAATCCAAATCAAAGCCCAAGGCGTAATGCCTGTTGATATAGTGCAAAGCTAGCAAGATTCTTTGCTTTGCTTTCGCACATAATATCTGCATATGGTCTGAACGTTAAGGCCCAATCATTTACCGCAGTGTTCCAATAAAAGCCACTGTGTGCTCGAAGTTTGGCTTTTTTGTAACCTTGCTCTAAGAGCGATGGAAGATCGGGGCGGATGTGTTCGGGATGGTCAATAAGACAGTCTTCCCGTGACACACTGTAATGTATAACAGGCCTAACACCACGCCAGCTATCGCCAATCCTTTTAACACGGTCATCAGTGGCTTCAATGTATTCTCCAGTTTTTACCCAATGGTGATGTATGTCAAGCACTAGGGCACAGTCATTGATCAATTCGAGACTGGAGTCAATGCCCCAAGTCATTTCATCATTTTCTATAGTAAGACAGTTACGAGCTTCGGGAGTCATACGACTCAGTGCTGCACGAATACCTGCTGGCCCTTGTCGACCTGAGATATGTACGTTGATCTTGTAGTCTTGAAATGTTTTGCCATAGCCCATCCAACGAGCCATGTCAACATGATATTCAAATTCTTCTATTGATCTTTCTACGATGTCCGGACTAGCAGACGCCAACACGCAAAACTGCCCAGGATGAAAGCTGAGCCTAACATCACTCTTCCTAGCCAAATCACCGACTCGGGCAAATTCTCTTTCTGCAAAGGCTCTAACATCGGGCTGCCGCCAAAACCACTTCCAACTAGGCTCAGTGTATACAGGAAGTATATCGCTGCTGAGTCGTACCATTCTAAGATTTTCATCTAGTGTCCCTACC